CCGAAGCAGAACTCACATGGGGAAGTTCCACGATGCGCTTCTGAATATCGTCCTGCTCTTCTTCCACCTGTTCAATTCCCGTCCACAGGCTTTCCCATTCGTTCCACTGTGTTCCAAAGCCACGACCGTCATTGGCATTGCAAGACAGCCAGTTGTCGTTTTCCGTCAGGGCATTGGTCTTCACGACAGGTCGGTAGGCTGTATCGTAATACGGATCCACCGATGGCGACAGTTTCATAAATCCAAGCCAGTTCACAGTATTGGACGGATTGATCTTCACCTTGGTGGGTGGGGTGTACTGCGTGTTTTGAATATGTGGCGTAGTTGTATAACTTAGCGTTAACAGTCCGTCCGAAGACAATACTGTGTTTGCTAATCCCGGATTCACAGGCAATGTCATGTTTTTCGTGATAAAGAACGGACGCAGTTCACCACGCTCGTAGTCTACAGAGCAGGAGTTCTGCGAATCGGTGACATCTGAAATGGAGTGCCCGTAGAACTCGTCTGAGAAGATGGATGTCTTCAGTGGCTCTGCCGCAGCACAGGTTCCACGCAAGGATCGTGCTTCAATCTCTGCTTCAGACAGAGACAGTTTTGCAAACACCTCAACTTCGTCCACTCGCTTCTGAATCTTGCCGATGTCTGCCATTGTGAACCGCTTGGTGTCCACAGGTGTAACCACAACATCGGTGGCATTGTGGGTGTACGCAGGCACGGTCAGTGTGGCAATCACAAGCGCATCCGCTGGATCGGGTGGAGCAGTTGGAGCAAGATCCGGTGTTCCTTGCACAAGGAAGAACAGGGCTGAACCGTCTTCGGGATCGGCTTTCACGCACAATTTGTCTATGCGCGGCAGATAGTGATTGTGGGTTACAGCAGTATTTACCAAGGATTCGTAAACACCATACGGCTTGATCATTTCCGTAGAATTGGTCAGACCGCTGTGGCGGAAGTCCAAGCAATTTGCAAGTGAAATTGTTTTTCCTGTACGGGGACTGTTGTACAGAGGAATCTGTTCATACGGTAGATTAAGATACGAATGCCGCCCGATAAATGGAGCAGCAGCCAACCCACCGTGAGCAAAGTACGAATACGAAACTGTCAGTGCAACAGATGCTGTTGGATTTATGTAAATTGCGTTGCTGTTTGCAACTGTCGGCTTCACATACAGACGAGAATTTTCATAATGAGTATCACGCTGCCCGTCATCCAGTTCAAAATGACTTGTGATATCGGTTACAGGATTTGTTCCGTAGGTCACACTAGAAACAGAATATACATCAATGTTTGGTATCACAAAATATTTGCGACCACGTTCATCTGTGAGAACCGCACTAGTATTAACCGAGAAAGTAGTAATTGTTGGAGTTTTAGTTCTATAAGTTGCGTTGTTTGAAATTGTGGGAGAATACACAATTGGTACAATTGGACGAACATTCTGTGCGGTGAATCCTGCTGGCGCACCGGTCACCTTCAACACAATGTTTCCATTTGAATCTGTTGAAATAACACTGCTTGAAGTAGCAGGAGCAAACGCAATGTTGTCCACATTGGTGAACGCTATCTTGGAAATTTCAGGAGAAGCATTTGGAGCGGATGTATAGTTCTCAAAAGAGTATACACTAGAGTTACCTGTTGAAATCGTTGAAGTAAACGCACCCTTGCTGATGGTGTATGTTGTGGTCGTATCCGTGGAGTTGTATGAAGGTGTAATATAACCACCAACCAATCTACCACGAACAGACAGTGATGAAACATCCTTGACCGCATATCCAGGCTTGAGTTCGTAGAGCAGAGAAGAATCATCTGTTCCGGAGAGGGTGAATCCGGTGGTTGTCTGTGGAAGGAACGTGCCCCATAGAGTTGTTCCGGCAGGAGTTCCGTTCTGATAGATGTAACCCGTTTTTCCATTTACAACTGAACCACTCACGCCGTACAGATACAGTCGGTAGTAGTGTCCTGTTTTTCCAGAAGTTCCTGATCGCTCAAGGTTGCTTGGAAACGCTCCGTGAACCAATCCCGTAGCAACGGTTTGATTTGTGGCATTTTTAATGTCTACATACGCAGAACCAGAACTGATGGTAGGCAAATTTGCGGCAAAGGTGGTTCCGTATGACGCGGTGCTGCCCATGCACACACCCATGTATAGTCCGATGCTAAACGGAAATGTACTGGAAACAGCACTACTCGGAGTCTGTGCCTTGGGTAGTGACAATCCCTGCGGATACTGATTTTCTACATCGTAGCCAAGCACATACGCCTTGCCTTCACCCACAGACAACAGGTGATCGGTGGCATTATACGGCTTGACCGTAAGATCAAACGGACGAACGGTATACGAACCCGATTCATCGTAGGTTCGCAGAGCCAGTGCTTTTTGAATTTCTCCGTATGTGATGCGGTCAATCTTCTTGGTGATCTTGCCGCTCTCAAACCGCAGTAGTTCCACGAAATCGTCTAGAGTTTCTGTTGATTCGGACTGTTCAAGTACAAGACCAATGCTGTAACGATCTGCTCCCGGTGCATTGTAATTGTAAGAACCAATCGCAGGATCACGCAGAGTAGAGTCTTGCCGCTCTACAACAAAATCACGATTAACAGAAAATCCGATCTTCTTGGAAAGACTGCTAAATCCTGAAAAATTTAAATCACGATAAGTGGTAGCAGTTCCTGTTGTCAGGACGCGATATGGCGAAAAATGCTGTGTTGCTGTGCGAACAAAAAAGCCATCAACATAAAATATTCCATCGGACACAGTTACAAGTTTACAGTCTCCAGAAGTAGAATATGCCTTAGAAGCAATAGTAATACCGGTGTACTGCACATCACCCTTGACAAAATTACAGGTGCCAGCCGTAAACTGACTGCCGGAAATAAAATCTACAACAAGCACAAGGTGATTGTCTGAATTCACATCAGGGGCAATATAATGAACAATTTTTGCTTGTATTACGCTTGTTCCGCTGCCGTAGGTGAGTATTCCACCAACCAATTCCGAATACTGATCCACGGGTAGAGTATTCCAAACATTTCCGACACCAACATCAATCATCACATATGATGTGTTTCTAACACTTATTCCACCACCGACAATACGAGAGCCGTCTTTGAACAAATGGTTGCCAATACTGGACAACTGATTTTGTAGAATGGTTTGTACCTGCGTCAGTTCCCGAGCCTGAACAGCATAGCCTGGCTTAAACAATACACGAAGGAATCCCTTATCCGCAGAAAAATCATCGTAATAGGGATTGATATTGAAAATGCTTGGATCGTATGCCATGTGTTCCTCTTAGAAACCAAGTCGCAGTCGGAATTCTTCTTTTTGACCCATATTTCGCTGTATGGGGCGTACATTGTCTATGTATAATATTTCTCCCGAAGTTCGGTCTATCTCTGGCGTGGAAAAATTGTTCACGATATAAGCACCAAGAGTGCTTCCGGTTATTCCTGTGGTTGAAACGCTTCGGAATGTTCCAACTACATTTGTGAGATACAAATTTCCCCGAGCAGAGTTCACAAAATCCCAATAATAGACCTGTCCAGTAGCGTATTGACGATATGAACCAGTAGATCCTTGATAAACAATATCACCACTTGAAAACGAGTTTTGGGTTAGTGCAGCATTAGTTGTGTCCATTGCACCAACCTGGCTACTCACGCTAGTAGACAATTCCAAACGATGGAGTCCATTATACGCAGGAGTGGTATCCAAATCAAAATACGCATTGCCAACTTCATTCACTTTATACAATTTTTGATTTCCCTGTCCATCATTTACAAGGACTCCATTGTTGGGATTGGTGTCACTTTTCACAATCCATACATACTCTCCATTTTTTGGTGTTACAGCAGATACGTTAGAAGTCACTCCTGAAATAGTTCCAACAATTTCTCTACCAAGAACAAAACTAGAATCTGATGTTAGACGAATTTGCAGTGTATAGCCAGAAACAGATAGCACACGAGCAGAAACTTTATAGTCGTATCCGAGACCAGTGGAATACGAACCAAACGGTGTTCCTGCCGGAATATTTTGTTCTATGATTTCCGAAGTGTGGAATGTGGGGGACGGCAATGTATTGATAGACAATATGTAATCATCTGGACGATCAATTTTGCTGACGAATTTTCCTGATGAATTAAGGGTTTTGAGTGTTATAGTATTGTTCGTAGTAGATTTAACCGAAACTACCTTTGCCGCCGAATACGATTCACTACCAATAATAGTGTTTACAGAACTGCCATTGAATGGTGCGGTATCAATTCCACCCGACTCACGAACAAGAGTGATGTCTCGGTAGTATAGATCAGTTACACCAGCCAGTGATCCATCGGTCAGCAGTGGATTTTTTATGATTCCAAACTGTCGATACGATCCGCCACTAATTATTTTTGCGGAGTCTTCTTCGGTAATTTCAATTATTATCAGGATGTCTTTAACATTCAGTTCTTTTAAGATATTAGACCCATGACCACCTTTAGGAGAAATCACGGCGCGAATCACCGGATGATTCGTGCCTGCATTTTTTGCACTAGTGACTGTAACTTCAACATTGGAGTAATTTTTGCCACCGGCGGCAACATCAATTGCTGTGATCGTTTTATCAACTGACATGACTGGAAAAGCAAATGCACCTTCTCCATTTCCTTCTATGTTAATATAAGGAAGTATTTCAACAGATGCCACTTGTCCTACTGTTGTTGCTGTAGTTAGAACAAAAGGATTCACATCATCTTGAACAGAGAATCTTACGGAATTTCCACCAATGGCTTCCGCATTGACGATAATTCCATAGTTGTTTATCTGTTGACGATTAACCGTGGTGCTGTTATCCACGCGAACAGTATAGCCAATATAAGATGATAGTGATGAGGTATTGATTCGGGAAACAGATTCTGTATCTGTAATAGTAATGTAGTTTATCGTTGGATCTGCTGTGGTAGAAAACTGCCCCACCTTTAAAACATATGGAGAATTGTCCGACACAGTAACAGAACAAACGGTATACGGATACACACCAGCAGAAGCACCGCTAGAATTAGACACAACCATTCTCGTAATAGAAGACGACACCGCCTGTAATTGAGCGTTGTATTGATTCTGTGTTTCCCCATCCGAAGCAACACTAGCAAATTCAATTGGAACATATCCCGTAAGTTCATACGGAAGATTGCTTTCCTTTACTGTTGCAAGGTATTGCCATTTGTATCCATCGCCCAACGAAAATGCGCCCGGGAGAACCACGGTGGGTTTTTGGGTTGAAATCGCACCGTTTGCATTGTCAATACACTTGTAGATTTTATTTTCATCGGTGACCACATAAAAAATAGCAGGATCCGTTTCGTCAAAAAGTTTAATATTGTCATCATATTTGTCGTAGACAGTGCCCGACACCCACTGATATCGGGGAAGCGCAAAAATGATATTTTCGGGACTCAACTTCTTATAAGCAATGATGTTATTCATCACATCATATTCGGATCGCACCGTATCTGAATACGCGGGAGGATTGGTATCAACATCCCATTGCGTTGATTTAGCAATAAAGAAAAAATACTGATTGTCGTTTCTCTCAAGTTCTGTCAAGAAACTTTCCGCGTATGAGCGTTGAATTGATGCTTTAAGATAACTAGCCATTAATTTCCCCTTATTGACCAATACTGTTATATGTATCCTCAACGGTCAAAGACTGATCCGACTGTATAGTTCCACTGGATTTGTACATGAAATCTGGCATCTCAAAGAACGTAGCCAGTTTTATGTTCGCAAAACACAAACCAGGATAAAATCCCTTGAGTGGTTTGGTGTTTGGGTGATGCTCAATGTTCCAGTAGGTCAGTCCCATAGAGTATGCGCTTGGGTGTGATCGGGTGTACGAGTTGGGCAGTTTTGTGTCCATGCTGTACTTGCGTGACAGATAGCCATACACCTCTTGGCGTTCGGTTTCTTGCAGTTTGCGGTTGAAAACAATGACTTCGTTGAGTACACCCCAGAATCCAAGGTTTCCTTCAGCAGTAACTCCTGCAATCCAAGAAGCACTTCCAGGAGAAGCAAGATTTACATTTGTAAAGTGCCGGATGTATCCACCGAACTGCCCAATTTCCATTGTAACACCGGAAACAGGAGTGTTTGACTGAACTGCGGATTCAGACCATTTACGAATCGACATTCCTGTTGACGGAGAACTGTTTGTAGCACGGTCACCGTTGTACCACGCATATAGATTGCCACTTGAATCGCGGGCTGCTTCTCCAATAACCATACCAACATCGTAATTACTCACATGAGGATCATAACTGATGACTCCGCGAGCAGACACAGGAACTTGAGAAACCGGATAAACTGCCCACGGACGGAATCCAAAGGCGCATACAGATTCATAGTAATACTTTTTCCCACCACTAAACCAATATGCACCTGTGCTGTTTTGCGAAGAGGTTTGACGATCAACAGAATTCCACGATCTGGTCATAATGCAGTTGTCTTCGTAATAATTAAAGAACGGATCATATGCACGGCGGGCAGAACTCACCACCGAATAATTATAGTCACTGGATGTGGTTTTATTGCGGAACACTATGAACATATCCATGTCCGCTGAAAGAGTCAATCCATTCTTCAGATAGAAGTGTGGCGCGGTCAACATCTTGTCGCCGCTGCTGCCAGGAGCAAAGGTGATTCCCAATCTTCCCAAAGTGATTCCAGCAGAATATCCGTAATCAGCAGCCTTGTTCCAATATGTCCAAGGACTGACAAGAGTTGCTGTAGACAAACTGCGAGTAAACTCAATACCTGTTGCACCCGCAACACCGTTGTCGTTGATGACAAGCGTAGGACGCAGTTTATCAATTGTAACCCCTGCATACAGAGCAACATCCGTCCACCGATCCCATGTGGGCGGAACCGCATCATTTCCACTCGGTGAAGCATCGCGCCAAACATCCATGCTTGCGCCGTTGACTACTGATCCGCATACGCCAATGTTCTCTGGCTTCAACCACAGCACAAGCCCGTTCAGCCCCTGCGGAGTCCACGCATTCTCTTTCTGACGGAACCACGCACTAGTGCTGCCCAGTGGCGCACCGATAGGATTGTGTGCTGTGCGCCCGCCTTCAGGCACATAGCAGTAGGTGTATCCAAGAGATGTTCCCACAAATACCGTTCCCAATGAAGTGGTTGATCCGTTTGGTCCCACTTCTGTGGTGCTGCCAATATACGGATTGTATCCGAGTGGATACAGGTCGCCTGTGGCTCCAAGCCAGTATCCGCTTGCGGTTATTCCGTTGGCACGAAGATCAAGAGTGGTTCCGAGCCGATACGGTGTGTATTTACCGACAACAGGAATCTCAAAATATGTCGCTTGGTCAGAACTAGTCAGTGCATTATCCAAAGATTTCTTCACCAAAATAGAACCAAACATCCTCATACCAGCAGGGTGGACAATTTTCTTTAACACATCAAAGTATATGCCTATGGAAACATCAGATTTCAACTCATAAGAAAAATCTTGGTAGTAGTGTCCATCTTGTATTTTTTTGTTAGACGACAGTTTTCCACGATTGCTAGAAAAGTATCCGGGATAGTTAGTCACAGCAGTGTTTCTTGCCACGACTATTGCACTCTGCTGTCCATTTTCACTAACAATATCAACAACAACATCACCCGAATAGTTCAGACCCGAGTTAGAAATTCCAATTCGTTTGATGCTGCCAGCCAATCCAATTTGATCAATCTTTGCTGAAAATCCAACACCCGCAGAGGTTGTAACAGTAATGATTTCACCAACACGATATCCAGAACCAGGAGTCTGTACATAAAAATCACCAAGCACAGAATAAGAAACCTCGGTGAATTCAATACTGTCCTTTATAATTTTGACGGATTGATTTGGTATAAAATTACCAACAATATCGGTAATGAAAAATTCTGTAATTGGTAGTCCATTAGACGAATACTGCAAAACGGAATCAATGAATGCACTGGCAACCACATTAGAGCCAGAGTATTGGAAAATCTGCCCATTTTTACCGCTAAACAAATCCACTCCATTGTTGCTTGTTGTTTTGATGGATCGCGGTTCTTCCCACACACCATCCGAGGCTTTCAGAATATCGTTCTTGGGATAATAAAACTCCAAGTCTGAATCGTACAGTAGACGGAACAAGAACTTGTACGCGCTTTCCGTGCCTTTGTTGCCGTAGAAGTCACGAATCTTTTTCAGCAGGAGATTCTTGTTTGGTGTCTTACCGTCTGCATTCACGGCAAACAGTTCAGGAAAAGATATCAGATAGGTGTTCTTGAAGTGCGAGTAGAACTCATCTAGACTACGATCCGAATCCCATATCGTGTCTAGTTTGCTCAACACATATCCAGGATTTCCCTTTTGCTCCATCCACTCGTAATACGCTTTGATAAACAACACCAATTTGCGATAGTCGGTCTGCATGAAAGACGGAAACTGCTCCCGTATGAAAGGAGACAGAATCTTTTCAAGTGCTTCCGCTTCGGTGGTAAGGACAATGTTGTTTACCGCAGCCATATTACGCCTTCAGGTTCTGCTTGCGATT